CGCCCCGATTCTCAGTACTGGTGGCTCTACCTCGAGACGACCAAGCAGCGAGAGCGGACGCCGATCCTGCTTGGCGAGACCATCACCCAGCGCGCCGACGCCAAGCGCCTGGCGAAAGACGCCTATCAGCGCCGGATGCTCGAGGTCGCCGAGCAGCAGGTGAAACGGTTACCGAACGGCCCGGCGATGATCCGGTTCGCCGCCTATGCCGAGACGTACGCCCGCGACGTCATCGCGCTCCGCCGTGGCGCGCGGCGCGAGCTCGAGATGCTCAAACCGCTGCGGGCGTTCTTCGGACACGACTTGCTGTCGAACCTCGATGCCGACCGCGTCCGTACGTACATCGCCGCGCGCAAGGTCCAGCCGCGGACCGTGAATCGCGAGGTGGATCTCCTGAAGGGGATGCTGCGCGATGCCGTCCCGAAGTACCTGACGGTCTCCCCCATTGTCGGGCTGAAGCGGCTGAAGGCGCCGCCGATCAAGCGCCGGCTGCTCCAGCCGGCCGAAGAACAGCAACTCCTCGAGGCCTGCGAGGACGCCCAGGACCGGGCGATCATCATCCTCGGCATCGACACCATGATCCGGTTAGGGGATCTGCTCGACCTCGAGCGGTCCGAGCACGACGGCCAGTGGCTGTACGTCAAGCACGCCAAAAGCGGGGACGCCTACGAGACGGCCCTCTCCACCCGCGCGCTGGCCGTCCTGCAGGCGATCGAGCGGACGGCCGAGCGGTACTACTTCGCGAAGTTTCGGAAGGCCATCGAGCCGCGCGACTGGGTCGGGTCGGTGCGCCAGCGGTTCGAGTACCTCTGCAAGAAGGCCGGCCTCCGCTACGGCCGGGCGCACGGCGGGTTGACCTTCCATTGGGCGACCCGGCGGACGGGCGCGACGCGGTACCTCCTCGAGAAGGGCTCGCCGATCAGCGCCGTCCAGAAACAGGGGAACTGGAAGCATCCCGAGATGTTGCTCCGGATCTATGCCGAGGCCCGGCGCGAGGATCAGCTCGCGATGGTCGGGGCGCCGCGGCTGAGAAAGGCATGAAGTGGTACACACGTCACCGGCTGGAATGGATTGCCGAAGCGTTGCGGGTTTATGGCTTTATCAATCGCGACCATCTGATTCGCAAGTTTGGGATCTCCACGCCGCAAGCCTCCAAAGACCTCCAGGCGTTCCAACAATGGCAACCGAAGGCGATGGTCTACGACCTGAAGAACAAACACTACGCCGCGGCCGGAAATCAGCGTGAACATTACGTGAATGAAAGGTGCCAAAAGGCGGCGAAAGGTGGCGTTTAGCGGCGTTTGGACCGACACCGAGGACCGCTGATTTCCATGCCTCACACACCAAAATCGAGGGCGAAAGCTCTCCGGAAAATGAACGACCGGCGAAGGCAGTGGCTCAGCGCTCATGGCCCCTGCATCAGGTGCCAGTCATCGGAACGCCTGGAAGTCCATCATCGGGATCAGACGCAGAAGATCAGCCACCGTGTCTGGTCCTGGTCAGAGGCGCGGCGAAGGGCTGAACTCGCCAAGTGCGAGGTCATCTGCCGACGCTGTCATATTGCAATTCATTCAACAAATCGTCGAAAACCGCATGGCCGTGGCGAGTATGACCGTGGCTGCCGCTGCGAGGTGTGTCGAGCCGCGAAGGCGACACACGCCGCCCAATACAAGCGTCGCCATCCAGACGCCGTCCGCGCCCAGCATCAAGCTTACCGAGAGTCCCACTCGTATCGAGATCGGTACGTCGTGATTGAGAAAAAAGCGAGAGGCGAAAGTGCCGCGGGCGGGCGAAAGTGATTTTGGTGGACGGCGCGAGGCTCGAACTCGCGACCTCCGCGTTGCGAACGCGGCGTAAATCGCGTTTTCCCTAAGGTTTTTGCAAGAATTCCACCGAGCGGGAACAATACGTGAATGGAAATGGGGGTTTTCGTCCCGGTCCCGCGCTTAACTCACGCCATAGAGACTGAATTTCGTCCCACTGGCGAAGTTGCCACTTGATACGACAGCGAGCCGAAGGCTGGTGATCGCGGCGGTGTTGTTCCAATGCACCGCCACGTACAGCACGATGCCTCCAACCGCAGTATTCGCGCTTCGTGCGGTCGCCACGGACGTGATCGTTTTGTGAAACGTCGTGCCGGCGTAATAGGGGACCACGCACTCCCCCACGCCAGGCAGTCCGGCGGTGGCCGAGGCTTCTGGTGCCTGAAAGATCATCGGGGTCGCCGATCCGATCGTCGCTGAAGCGATGGGCGTGCCGCTAAACGCGCCGACGAGTTGCTGATTGTAGTTGGCGGCGGTGTCGCCATTGCACTGGATGTAGACGTCATGGTTAGCGGAGCCGGTGGAGGTGACCCGGGCCGTGTACAAGATCCGCAGGTGTCGATACGTGCCAGGGATACTCGAGAACGTCTCGCTACTGGTCGAGCCGCTGCACACTTTTTCCTCAATCAACACGATCCCAGGCGTTGCGGCGGCGGCGCTGTACGCGTTCCACGTCGATCCGTCCGACTGGGTAATCACGGTGGTATCGGTCGCAAAGTAGAGCGTCCCATTCGCCACCGCGGAGGCCGCCGGCCGCGCCGAGGCGAGGCCACGTAGCAACACGTCTTGTAATCGACTCATACGGGTACCTGCACAATCACACACGCGCCCCCGGCGAAAATCAGCTCCGCGGCCACGAGATCCCCATTCGTGAGCGGGGCGTCATAGACCGCCGCCGCCGACGCCGGGACGGCCGGGGCCGTGACCCGCACGAGTACCCCCTGGACCGCCAGGGCGGTGCCATTACTGGCCCAGGCGACCGGCAATTCCACGTACGTCCCATGGTCGATAGGCAGCCCCGTCGTGGTGAACTCGACATACTGCAGGTGGTTGTCCTTATCCTGCACCATGAGGAGTGAGCCCACGCGGATCCGCATCCAGCCCCAATAGAGGTCTTCACTGTTACTGCTGGAGAAGTCCGCCCACAGTTTGGTCACGGCCGTATAGGGATGCCCCGCATCGAACCGGATCCGCTGACTCCCCGGCGGCGCCGTCGTCGTGGTACTGAAGGTGTAGGCGAAGACGCCGCTCGTCAGGGGCGACATGCCCCAGGTGCCATCCCCGCGCAGCACTTGCACGTCGAGGCCCGACAATTTCCGCAGGAGCCCGTGCGCGGAGGTCGTGGCATTGAGATCGGTGTTGTCACTCGGCGCGGCCAGGTCATCGAGTTGGATCGGATCGACGCCGCCGGCCTCATGCGTGACCGCGTGCGCGGGGATAGCGCCGCCGACCTCGAGGTCGCCCGTGATCGCGACTTTGCCGAAGACTTTGAACGTCCCCGATTCGGCATGGGTATTCGTGTTCCCGTCCAGCCCGAAGGCGGCGGCGCGGGTCGCGGTGACCGTCGTCCGCTCACCGGCCACAAACGATCCGCGGATCGGAGACGCCACGGGCGTCAGCGCGTAGAGTTCCGCGACTTGCGGACCCGTCAGCGCCACATCGTAGAGCCGTAGATCGTCAATCGTGGCGACGAGGGGGTTGCCGCCGGGGGAGCCATTGATGGTGTCGAGGGTCAGCGCCGTGTTCGTGGAGAGGTTGGCGGTGCCGAGGAACACGCCGTCTCGATAGGACGTGATCGTGACGCCGCCGTTCCGCGTCACGACGTAGTGATGACTCCCCGTCATGACAGTCGCGCCGAGCGTGGCGAAGTTCCCGGCCCCAGCGGCGTAGTAGACCGAGGCCGCGGTGATGTAGAGGGGATCCATGCCCGAGGGGCCAGTGATGACAGAGCCGTCGTTGCTGCCGTCCCAGCCGTTGAGCCAGAACCCGATCGAATGCACGGTCCCAAGATTGATCGTCGCGATCGACGCCCCGTGCCCGCCATCGGTGTTGGCGAGCGCTGACGGGCCGAACTTCTTGAGCGCGGAGGTATCCCACGTCCCGTGGACGAGCGTCGCGGTGTGGCCGTTGCCTGACGCATCGGCGGCGGTCGGGCCGCTCGCTTCATCGAACGGCCAGTAGGCGACAGGGGTCGGCAACGACACGGTTAGGGATCCCCGATGTGGTTGTCGTACCCGAACACCTGGCAGGACTCGAAGGCCGCCGCGTCGATGCTCGAGAGGTGGCCGCACACGACGCTGTGCTCGGTCTCGTCGTAGGTGAACGCCGCATCGCCGCCGAACGCGCCGCCGCGGTTGAACTGCACCGACCGCACCGGGAGCGCCGGCACGCCCCCGGTCGAGGCGACTGGCGGCCCCGTGCTGGCCGAGACGGTCCCGCTACCGAGCCACGCCTTGATAAGCCCGCGAAACGAGCCTTTGAAGATGTTGCCTTCGACACACTTGAGCGTGCGCCGGAGACTGTCGGCGGTCGCCTCGGTGGCGGCATTGACCTCGGTAATCAAGAACACGGCGTCGATGTCGCGCGCCGCGGCCGTCACCGTGAACGACTGGCCGGCCCGCGCGCCGAGCTCGCGCGTCTGGATCGTCAGTTCCGTCTTGATCTCGAGCCCCTGGGAAAGCAGCGACGCGCCGAGTTCCTCGAGCACGGCCTGATCGTAGATGTCCGGGTACTCGTAGACGGCTTCCCAGATGCCGTGGAGCGCAATCTCGGCCGCGTCCTCGACCGTCACGAAGATCGGGTACTGCGCCTGGTAGCGCACCTGGAACGGCCCCGCATCGGGCGGCCCCGGCCGCCGGCGCACCGTGATCGCCACCGGATCGTATTCCCAGAGAAAGCCGGGCGGCGCCAGGAGCCCCGCCAGCGATTCGGTCCCGGTGGGACCATAGTCCACGACCATGTAGCCGACCGCGCCGTCTTGGGTCGGCACTGGGGGCATCGGCCCCGCGATCGGTTGCCTCAAGGTAAACGTATCCTCGACCCCATCAGCCACGAACGCATCGACCAGATCGAACAGCCCCGGCTTGCCGCCCTTGACGATCACCCGGTTGACGTACCGATCGCGCGACCGCTCGACCTTGAGATCGCCCACCTGGTGGTGATCGCCATCGATGATGTTGAAGGGACACGGGACCGTCCCCGGCTCGAACATCCTGAACGTTTTCGTCGCGTCGATTTCCCAGATAAACCCCGTCCGCTGTGACAGCGTATCGAGGACGCTGTTGAGCGCCTGGCCGTAGGCGGTTTGTTCCGCGTCGAGCGTCGGCCCGGTCACCTGGGCAGGGTCGAGCGTCACGCCGTAGCCGGTCAGGTAGTCGTCGAGGAGCTCGAGCGCCGCCTTCAGCGTCACGCCCGCCGGGATGGTCAACGTGACGAAGCGCCGTTCCGCGTAGACATTGAACGAGTCGCAGGTGATGCGCGACGAGATGTGCGCGATGGGGAATCCATCGGCGCCTTCTTCTTCGACCACCCGGACCACGCCGCCGAAAATCGGCGCGCCGTCCTCGAGGAGTGTGGCTTCGTCCGCGCAGGCCGGCCGATAGGCGCCCGCCGCCGACAGCACCGCGGCCGAGAGCACATGGCGGCCGTTGACCACGGTTTGTAAACTGAGCGAGCCGAGCCGCAACGGCCGCTCGACCCCGGCGATCTGGAGCTCGTAGACGGCCATCAGTAGACGCCCGCCAGGCCCAGCCGCCGCGCCGCGCCGGGAATAAACGGCAGCAGCCATTCCGCCGTGGTCTTGCCGTCTTGCTGCAAGACAATCCGCATCTCGCCGCCCGCCGACGCCATGTCGCCTGGCCGCACCACCGCTTCCACCCCATGGAGCATCGCCGGCGTCCCGGATCCGAAATCCCGAAACCCGCCTGAGCCGCCCGCGAAGCTGTTGTGCGCGGGATTTGGAATCTCAACCCCGCGCCAGACCACGGTCGCCGGGATCTCGAGCGGATGCCGCTCGAACGAGTCTTGGATGTCTTTCGCGCCTTTTTCGGCGGCGCTTGGAAGCCCCCGCTCGAGGAGGTCTTTGATCTCTTTCAAGATCAACACGATCGCGGCAAGCCCCTTGTCCTCGACGTCGGCAAACATATCGTCGGTGAGGAACTCGACCTTCTTGCCGTTTTTGTCCACGAGCTCGCCCATCTCGACGAGCCGTTGCATGTACGGGCGTAAGGTGTTCGGGAGTTTCACCCCGGTCGCCTGGGCATCTTGGTAGAGCGTCGAGAGTTCATCGCTCATCCCGTGGAGCACGCCGACCACGTCCGATCCTTCGCCCGCGAGCATCTCGAGGTCGTGCAGGTACCCGAACGCGATGTCGTGGATCCGCGATTCCTGGAACTTCGGCCCGAGCGCGGCGAGATCGACGCCGAGTTCCTTCGCACGGGCCTGCATCGTCTGCCAGGAAGGATCCTCGGCCAGGCCGCCCAGCAGGGCCGCGATGTCAGGCGGGATCCCTTCGATCTCGAGGAGCGAATCGATCATCGGCTGGAGCGATGCGGGCACCAGCCCGCCGAAGTCCTCGAGCGCCACGCCGAGTTCATCGAACGCGCCGGTGACTTTGCGAAAGAGTTCTTCGCCGCCTTTCCGGAGGAGCTCAAACTCGTCGATCCGCTCCTGCAAGTGATGCCCGAACGTGGTGACGCCGTCCGGGTTCCAGACATCCTCGAACGTGAGGCCGACTTCGTTGGCGGCCTGCTCGAGCGCCGCAAAATCCTCGTACGGACTATTCGGCCCGACGAGGTCGGCGTGCATGTCGTCCGTCATCTGTCGGAGCGCGTAGGCGAACCGCTCCGAGGCTTTCCGGGCATCGACAATGTTTCGCAACACTTCGCCGAACATCTCTGTGATGACCCCCGCGGCCAGCGCGGACGCCATCGCGTTCTGGGCCGTTGTGCCCTTCATCCCAGCCGCGATCGCCGGCCCCATGGCCGCGGCCATCCCCGCGCCTAACTGATCCGCGAGCACCCTGCCCATATCGCCGCCGCGGGCCGACATCACGTTCCCGAAGATCGCCGGGAGCGTGTTCGCGAAGTCGGTGAAGGCATCCTTCCACGGGGTGAGTTCCGGCGGCGGCGCCATCGCGAACCCTTTGCCGAGATCAATCGGTTGCGTGTTGACGATGTCCGCGAAGTTCTTCCACTTCGACGAGAACTCGATCACGCCTTCGGTCGCGTTTCTCGTCGCGAGCCAGATGTCGTACATGACCTTCGGCGCCATCTGGCCGGCCGCCTGGTAGGAGACGATCGCCTCATCCATCGCCTTATGGATGTTGAGCTTGGCGGTCGCGGACATCTGCTCGATCGGGATCGCCTGCTTAAGCGCCTGCAGGTAGAGGTTCGCCTTCCCGATCGCGCCGGACCCGCCGGCGCCGCCGAAACTGTTGACCAGATCATCCAGGGCGTCGTCGTGCTTTTTGAGTTCGCGCGTATAGGCTTCTTCGGCCTGCTTCGCTTCCGCCTGCGCCTTGGCGTACGCCTCGAGTCCCTTCTTCCGCGCCTCTTCTTTCTTGCGGAGTTCTTCCGTGATCTGCGCCGTCGTCTTGATCGTCCGGTTGACGTCCTCGCCGTGTGACGCCACCGGCGCGAGCGCGTTCCCGAGGCTCGTCGCCGCCTGGCCCGCCGCGTTGAGGCTGTCCACGTACTGCTGGACGTCGTTGCCGCCGGTAAATTGGGCTTTGAGCCCCTTCGCCATAATCGTGAAGAAGTTCCCCCACGACGAGAACAGGGCTTGCGAGTTCTTCATCACGCCCGCGAGCATGTCGCCGGAGAAAATGATCACGTTGTCCTTGAACTGGCCCCAGGCGTCCTCGGCGGCGGCGAGGCGCTTGATCGTCTCCTCGCTCATCACCTTTTGCGCGTCCGTGGCCTCGACAATCCCGTCCCGGATGCCGCCGATTACTTGCTTCGCGCTGGGGCCGAGGAGCCCGAGCGCCAGATCGTACTGGAGGGTCTCATCCTTGACGGCCTCGAGCGCTTTAAGGACTTCCTTATAGGCGTCCTCCATCTTCATCTTGCGGAGCGCCTCACCGGAGAGCCCGATATTTTTCAGCAGCGCGTCGTACTGCACGTCGCTCTTCTCGAGTTCGGCCGTGACGTGCTGCACGCTCTTACCGAGCGCCTCCGTGGTCACGCCGCTATCACGGGCCGCGCCCTTCCACTTCTGGACGGCGTCGGTCGTAAAGCCCCACTGGTTGCCGAGATCCTTGACCGCACTCGCCGCGTCGAACACCGAGCCGACGAAGCCCACGACGGCATCGATCGAGAACGCGATCCCGACCGCGCCGGCGATCTTCGTCAGCGAGCCCATCCAGTCGATGCCGGCTTTGTTCGCGTTCTTGGTTTCGTCGGCGATCTTTTGGAGGTTCTTCGGCACGTCCATGCCGAGCGCCTTCATCTTCGCGACCGCTTCATTCGCGGTCGCGCCGAGCTTGGCGAGCTCCTTCTCCGTGAGTTTCGTTGTCCCGCCAATGTCCTCGATCGCCTTGACCATCAAGGTCGCGTCCTGGATGATCTTCACGCCGGAGAACTGATTCCCCATCGCGTTGAGCCGCTTCCCCGCATTCTCGGCGCCGGCGCCGAACTCTTTTAGTTTCAGTTCGGCCTTGTCCACGGCGTCGTAGAAGGAGGAGAAGTTCGCCGTGAAGGTGGCAGAGAGGGCCATGTTATTTCCGGGACTTCGCCGCTTCGGCGCTTAGTTGTTCCACCAGCACCGTATAGACGTCCACCGGGAGATCGAGCAGGTCGTCGTAGGTCCAGCCCATGATCCGGCAGATATAGAGATCGCTTACGGTGCGCTCACGCCAGCCAGGAGTTTTTTTTCCTCGGCCCGCGCCTCGGTCATCGCTGCATCGTGCGCCTGGATCGCTTCGAGGATCTCACGCAGCGACTCCGGTGTCTGGTTTCTGAGCGCCGCAAAGACGAACGGATACGAGGCGTCGCGGATCCGGATCGGCTTGTCGTCGGCGTCGGTGATCGACCAGTCGATGAGGTAGCTCACCGCCTGCGCGATGCCGAGATGCTCAAGGTCGAGCTCCGGCCGTTCGCCCGATCGCATCGTGCCCGCCTTGATGACTTTCGCGTGCGCGTCGCGTTCTTCGCCGGCCGTCAAGTGCTTGCGGACCAGCAGCCAGTCGCCGCCGGTGAGCTCGAGCCGGACTTCTTCCTGTTTCCGATAGCGTGATCCCATCGCGTCCCTTCTAGGTTTTCGGGAGGAGCCGGCCCGTCAATCGGCCCCCGGAGACAGACACGTCGGCGAGCGGCCGGTACGTCGGCGCCCCTTCGGCGTAGAGGATTTCGAGGGTCAAGGGCGACTGGGTGATCCGGAAGCCGTCGAAATCTTCGACCGCTGCCGAGATCCAGCCGCCCTCAATCTTCCAGGCGCCGAGCTTCGCGGCCCGCTGATAGCCGAGCCGCACCGTCGCCGCGAGCCCCTCGAACGTGACCCGCTGCGTGCCAACCGTCGCCATCGCCGTCTAGGCGACGCCCGCGACCCACGTTGTGCCGTTCCAGTGCGCGGTGCTGCCATCGCCGAGCATCACGTACTGGCCGGTCGTCCACGCCGACGTGGGCGCCGCGGTCACGCCCGTGAGCCCGGCCAGGTTGGCCGGCGCCATCGCGCCCGCGGGCGTGAACTGGCCCGGTGTGGACGTGGCACTCGCGCCGGTCGCCGCGACCATGCTCGAGCGCGTCCAGGCGCCATTGGCGACGAACGTGGCATCGATGGTGACGGCACTGGTGACGCCGCCCTTGATCGAGGCGTCGAGCCAGGCCGGCCCTTCCCACCCCTGCGCCGAGGTCTGACTCGGCCAGAACGCCAAGTAGCAGCCGGTCGGCGAGTCAGCCGCATCGAAGATCGTATCGGTGAGGCGATCCCAGAACGCGGTGAACGTGCCGCTCAGATCCTTGAGGCCCACGACGTAGCGCTTGTTCGCGTCGCCGAGACTCGTGGTCTCGACTTTGTCGGTCGCCATGTTGAGCGTGTACTCGCTGATGTTCCCCACGGCGGCGTAGGTACCGCCGGACGTGAGCTTCATCGCGACGATGCCTTCTTTCCCGTGCGTCCCGGGATTGTTGGTTGGTGCGGCTGGTGCGGGCATGTGCTTCTCCTCTAAAACCTGGCTGCCAATGCGTTATGTGGCCGAGCCTGTGACAGTCAGGCCGGCCCGCCGAACGATGTCGATGAGCGCCGCTTCCATGATCCGGCGCCGTAGCGGCGCGACCGGCGCAAAGATGCGTTTGGCCGGCATCACGCCGGTACTCTTCCCGTTCTTCTTCCAGTGGCGCTCTTTCCCTTCGCCGCCGGTTTCGTAAATGTAGGCGTGACGGGCGCGACTGACGACCTTCGACGTGATGCCGCCGATGACATCCGAGGTCGTCTCGACGCGCACGTGCGATCGGAGGTTGCCGGTCTTGACGGCGTACTGGCCGATCACGTCCACCGCCATTGCGTCCGCGGTCGCCTGGACGATCACGGCCGCTTCGCGCGTGAGATCCTCCGGCAACCGCTTCAGATCCGCGCGGAGTTGCTCGAGGCCGATGATCTTGAGTTCGGTCGTCGCCATCAGGGCGCCGCCTTGCCGCGCCGGCCGACGACTTCGACCGCGGTGAGCTGGATCTCGACGTGGCGCTCGTCGAGGTCACTCACGCTCTGCACTTGCAGCGTGCGGCCCTCGAAGATCACTTGCGTCTCGAGGTTGATGCCGGGATGGTACCGGCCGCGAATGAAGAACGCCGCCAGCCCGTCGAGCGCCGCGGTGGACGACGGCATGACCTGGCAGTACCAGGTCGGCGGATCGAGCACCACCGCCGGATGCGCGAGCGTCACGAGATGCCGGTAGGAGCCGATGCCCATCGCTACGCCAGCGCCGGATCGCGGTACATCGCGAGCAGGTTCTGGAGCTCCTTCCAGATGACCGCGTCCTGGCGGTTCGTCTGCCCGGTGAAGTCATCGCCGCGATGTTCGTAGTAGTGGACGGTGAGGAGCAGGATGGCGTGCTTGACGGCCACGGGCGCGGACGCCGGCGTCCAGGCCGCATCGGCCGCCGGCCCGAGGTACGCCAAGACCGCTTCCTGCGCCGTCGCCAACTTCTCGTCGATGTCCGCATCGTGCGCGGCATCGGTGATCCGCAACTGGATCGCTTTGACTTCCGCCGTTGTCCAGAGCGGCCCTGCGAGCGTGACGCGCGAAAAACTGAGCGTCACGGCGTGGTCTCCTCCGGCGTCTCGATGGCGGCGGGAGCCGGCTCCGGCGTCTCGATGGCCGCGGGAGCCGGCGT